CGCCTGATATGCAGCAAAACAACACACAACGTACAGCACAGTGGGCCCCACACGGGCCGTCCAGCAACGAGCAAAGAGCCTCTGGACGGGGGAAGGGGGCTACTACAACACGAAGTATGTGGTATCATATGGGGCCATCGACAACCGCACCGTAGCTAGCTCAACGCTAGAACGGCCAAATGCCTGTAATGATGCGTTGGGCGTGTTCTCCGCCCATTGCCTACTGCCCTATTATGCACCGGCGGCGAGTGTTAGCTCAAGTGCAAAACATACCATACATATTACCGCAAACCCATAGGCTCAGAGGGATAGAATAAAGACTTAAAGACAAGCTCGGGAAGGGGTGGTCGCTAAGCACCTTTTAACCCTGCCAAAGTCACAATATGGGGCCAAGAGCCTCAGTCAGCTGGCGCAGCAGCCAAATCCACCTCCATCGCTCTCAAGGCAAGAGGATGTAACACTACTGATCCTAGGTTAGAGGTGGCACACCAGGCGGCCCAGGAAGCTAAATCTCTGGGCTCACAAGCGTATCTTTTCATGTAGTACGCATCTGAAACTGGTGTGGGCTCGACACGCGCTCGCAACAACATTTTGTACCGCAAGTTGATTGCCTTTTGAACGTCAATAGTAACTCCCACACATTCTTTCCCAGTCAACTCCCACACACGCCGCATGAGCGGAGCCATAATCGGATCATGGTGGAGTTGGGGATAAAGGCATATGTACAAACCAGCGAGGTGTTGATGAGTCTGCTTGACCTTAGTATACTGCGCGGTTGTGTGGAACAAACGCGCAAGCAACCTGCCAGGCAACAAAGAAAACACGTGTTCCGGCGAATCATGCTGCTTCTCGATAGCGGCAAAAGCCGCTGCAACATGTGCATCAAGCTCGCAGCGACGTATGGTGCGGCGTGGCGTAACCGCCAATTGACGCCGCACACACTCCCAGTTTTGTTGAGCCACAAAAGCGGCAAAGGCCGGGTCTCGCTCAGGGCGTCCACGCACCCCTTGAAGGACCAAATCAAGGGGCTCATCCACGACAACAACATTGTCGCCGCAAACAGTGGACAAATCATGATGAAAAAAGACCCCGCTCGTCGAACTGCGAATCAATGCTTGATAGTTCGCATATTTTTCGGCCGTGGTTATCCCTGGACAAAAATAGTCATCAGGGTCAAAAACACCAGGGTGGGACCTGCAAAAAGTGGTTTTCCCCATCCCACTCGACATGACGATTTCGTAGACCCTGGACAAAGGTTTGCCTAGAGGTACGGGCATCATATTAAGGAATATTTGTTCACGCCCGCACTTAGGCTGCATGCCCATCTCTTGCAAATGCGTTTCAAGCATGGACAAGTCCCAGTCTTCGGGGACGTACAAGAGATTGTCGTCACCCATAACCGCCATCCAAATCAGCTTCTGGCTCACCAACTCATGAGCGGGTTTTTGCACGCACCTAGCTACAGCGTGCAATATCAGCAAAATGTTGGCCATGGAGTTGCCATAACAAGTGTCGAGGGACCCAGACTTGGTCGTACCGTCGACTTTGAATTTGAAATATTTTGTTTTCCCCTCCATGGTCCGCTTTTGGTGGTTGAGCACAAGTTCCAAATATTTTGGGTCTTCATAATGCCAGAATTTAAAAAGGCGGTGATAGATGTACATAATCATGTCTATGATGGGTCCCTTAATATTTGAGTCATAGTTGGTCATGTCGAGGTTGTACGCGGCCATTCCCGCAGGAATGCTGGCTTTCCAGGCAGACAAATCACAATGTGTCTTGCCGGCGGAAAAGAAAATGTTGCTTGGCAAGGCATGGTTTTCGAAAAACTTTTGGATACTTGCGATGACCGGGCCCGTGATCATCGTAATTATTTCCTCCATACCTTGGATTAATCTGGCTCGAAAGCCCAACTTGTCATTGTCCCGCTTAACAAAAGCTTTAGTGAGTGCGTTCAAAACTAGGTCTTTTGCGGCCCGCCCCAGACCGTCGAACCACTCAAAAGCTTCTATAATTCGTTTCAAATTTTGTGTGGAAATGCCACAACCGGCTACCCACTCGAAAAAAGTCAACCACTCAAAAGGGTGTACCAACACTCCAGGAAAAAGAACAAAGAAATGGTTTCGCAGTGTGACAAAAACGTCAAGCACATCATCATTTTCAATCTTTGGAGTTGTGGCCAAGGCACGGGTGTGTAACGCAGCACGCATATTCTCAGGATTAGGAGAAGCCGTGGTTCGCATAAATTGAGGTGTGGGATACGCCAATTGAATGCGGCCCTGGTGTTCCTTCTCTTCATATCTTGCACGCGTGCGCTTAATGCGTGCTGTTGCGTCCAACCCCACATCTTGGCCAGACTTCTGAGTGCAAAAGAAACACAAATTGTTCAAATCCCAACCAATACGCACCAGGATGTGTCGGTTGCGCTGGCAGCCAGGACAGATCATTTTTGCTCCACCATATTGGGAAAACCGTGGCTGGGCTGGAACCACCTTTCCAACTGAAGCGGGACAAGAGAAAGGGACTTGCACCGTCTCCACTTGTGGTTGGAAAGCGACACTGTCTTGATAGCCTAAATAGAAATCACGCATATCACCCGCAGCTAAATCGTACAACATCTGTGCGCAAGTCAGAATGGTTCCAGCCCCAACAAGTCACCGAGCACGAACCAACCCAGCTTGCGCAAGGGTTTGGTGCATGCGTTGGTTCAAACGCTCGGCTTGAGGCATGGCATCAGCTATGATGCTATCACAAGCCTCATCAACTGGCCCTGTGTACTTGATGTCGTCTAGCAGAGCGCGAACCTTACGCGCCATGTTGTCAAGGCCGGTAGAAGAATACTGACCGTCTTTGACAACTGATCGGCACAGTGCCGTGGCGCGTGACACTAAAGTGCCAGGAATGGGGACAAGAGTGCTGGAATGTCGGAAAGGTGAAACATGCAAGTGGGGGGCTTGATGCGCGACTTCTGTCCGCGCGAAAATGGGATATTGGCACAACTGGGACCCCACGGCGACCTGTGCAGCAAGCTGCACATACACACGTGGCATCCACGCGCGTTGTCGAATGGTCCAACGCACAAACGCGTTCAAGGCTCCACCAGCCATGTACGAACGCATATTGTTGCCAATGAGCTCCACTATCTCGGTGGCAGCGTACACTGTGAGGGTGGAAAAGTGATAAAATTCCAGCTCGTGCCAATCAAAAAAAGGGGGGGCCCGATTGGGCGCAGCTTGGATAGTTACCAACACACCCATGTCTTGATGCGAGACTGTCATGGAGTATCGTCGATTGGTGGTGGAAACAGTGTACACCCCACTAGCCCGATTGAGCAAAAGCTCATCACCGTGAGTGAAAAAGGGCAAATTGACATCAATGTGGCGCCCTTGGGCATACATAACCGGCCCACGAATTGGCAAACTCGCGTCGGCAACGCGATAAATGACGTGTCCTGACCACGTACGATCAGCAGCAGCTGATGGTTGCATGATTAGGACACGCAGCCCAAACTCAGTCAGGGGCCCACCATAGTCGTGGTCCACTCTTTGTGCTAAGTAGTTCAAAAAGGGGCGATGAAAAAAGTCAACTATTGGGGGAAAAACTATAGTGGCTTCCGGGACGAATAGGGCCCCTGCAGCACGCAACCAATGCACGAAAGTACGATAAGTGTAAAAATGCGGTGAGTTTCGGTGAGGGCTCAAACCCGTGTTTGGTAAGAACACTGGGAAAGGCGGTAGACCGCCGGGAGGACCTGGCGCAGCTCCGCCCCCTGCTACGCCCGCAGGCCCCAGAGGCCCGGCTGGACCAGGCGGGGGCCCGGCGGGAGGGGCAGGGCCAGCAGCAGCTGGCCCAGGTGGGGGTGGAGGTGGCGGCGGAGGTGGTGGTGGTGGCACTACTCCAGGGGGGGGTAC